GAATATGAGGGAGGAGGGGCCAGATGGTACTGGCGGGGAGGTGGCGCCAGCACAAAAGCCAAAACAGGAACCACCAAGGCACCAAGATCACCAAGAAGAGCAAAGGGCAGGGGAGAACAGGGCGAGCAAGGCGGCGAGGGGGAGGCACCGGTTGATGAGGAGCTACCACCGGATCTTCGAGGACAGCGCGAAACGGGTGCTGCGGCGGGAGGTGCAGGATGTGCGGGCGGCGGGGGAGAAGTATTTGCGACAGCGGGCGGACAATTCGGCGGCGTTCAACCAATGGCTGGATACGTTTTATACGGAGCATAAACATTGGATGTGGAAGCAGCTGAAGCCGTTATACGACTCTTACAGCGATCTGGTGGCGGAGGCGGCGGCGAGCGAGCGAGGGGGTGAGGTGGACGAGGACAGGGTGCAGGCGCACGTGAACAGCTACCTGGCGAGCTTTACGGGGAGGCACGCGGGGACGAGCGAGAATAAGATCAGGCAGGCGCTGAATAAGGCGGGCGCAGGCGGTGCGCCCCTACAAGAGGCGCTGGAGGCGGAGCTGGATACGTGGGAGGAGGAGCGCGGCAGCCAGATTGCGGACGAGGAGAGCGTGCGGAGCAATAATTCGGTGGCGGTGGCGGTGTATGGGATGCTGGGGGTGATGAAGCTGATGAGTATGGCATTCGGGGAGAGCTGCCCGTACTGCAATGACCTGGATGGGACGATCATCGGGATCGACAGCTATTTCATCCAGGCGGGGAAGGATTTCCAACCGGAGGGGGCGGATAAGCCGCTGACGAGCGCGGATAATTTGAGGCATGCGCCGTACCACGGCGGGTGTGATTGCATGACGGTGGCGGCGTAGACCTAACCCCCGGCCCCTTCCCGAAGCGGGAAGGGGAGATAAGAGGAGACGATTATGAATGGGAATGAAGTTATCAACGAGATGGAGATCCGGTCGTTCGAGGTGGAGCTGCGGGCCCTCACCCCTGACCCCTCTCCCGACGGAGAGGGGAAAAAACCCAGCATCGAGGGGTCGGCGGTGGTGTATGGGAAGAAGAGCGAGCTGCTGTTCGGGATGTTCCGGGAGGTGATCGAGGCGGGGTTCTTCGAGGGGGTGCTGAAGCAGGACGTGAGGGCTTTGTGGAACCATAACGAGGACCTGGTGCTGGGGCGGACGAAGAGCGGGACGCTGACGCTGAACGATACGGAGCGCAGCCTGGACGTGCACATCGATCCGCCGGATACGCAGGTGGGGAGGGATGCGGTGACGAGCATCAAACGGGGGGACGTGAGCCAGATGAGCTTCGGATTCACGGTGAAGCCGGGGGGTGACGAATGGAAGAAGGAAAGTGACGGTACGCAAACGCGCACGTTGAAGCGCGGGGGCTGCGAGCGGTTGTTCGACGTGAGCCCGGTGACGTACCCGGCATATCCACAGACGAGCGTCGCGGTACGCTCGATGATGGACCATCTCAAAACCGAAGGGCTGGAGCCCGAGGTGGATGCTAACGAGGAGGCATTAGCGCAGGTGCGCAGTGCAGCTCGGGGGCGAGAGCTGGATATATTCGAATTATCAATCAAGGGCGCATACCATGCGCCCCAACAGGAGATGAAATGAACGCACGTGAGTTAAGAGCTAAATTGGAAGAAATTTTGAAAAAGGCGCGCGCCCTGAATGAAGCTGCGGAGAAGGAAGATCGCAATTTCTCAGTGGAAGAGCAGGCCGAATATGGCAAGCTGACCGGGGAGATTACTGCTCTGCAGGAGCGGATCAAACGGGCGGAGGAGATGCCGGCGGCTTTGGCCAGCGGCGGAGCTCCAAGCGTGCTGAGGATCAAGCCGGGCGACAGCGAAGAGCGGGCCTGGGCGCATTTTATCCGCACCGGCGACGGCGGCGGGCTGAAGGGCGCGCAGGATGAGGACGGTGAAAGCCGCGGGCAGCATGCTTACGAGGTCCACATTCCGACCGCGTCGGAGATGCGCGCTACCACCTATACCCTGGCGGTGGCGGACGCGACCGGCGGTCTGCCGGCTGTGCCGACCGGGTTCGTGAACCGGATCGCAGCGCGGCGGAATGAGCTGCGCCTGGCCGAGCGGCTGGGCGTGCAGCCGATCCCGGGCGTGGGGCTGACGGTGAACCATGCGTACGACAACGCGGCTGCGGCTGTGTTCGACACGGTGTCTGAGCAGGTGGATGCCTTCACCAACGTGTACACGGCAGCTCGACCGACCCTGGCGACCAAGGCGTTCACTTTGGTGAAGTACACCCGCAAGGTGCAGCTCACCGAGGAAACTTTGCAGGATGAAGACGCCAACCTGATGGGCTTCGTGGCAGACTGGATCGGGCGCGAGATCGCTTTGACCCACAACTACCTGATGCTGGTCGAGGCGGCTGCGAACGGGACTTTGCTGAAGACCTTCGCCAGCGCAACGGCGGTTGCAGCCGGGGAGCTCGAATCGATGTGTTTCAACGATACGTTGAGCTGGTACCTGGACGACGGCGGGAACATCGCCTGGGTGACCAGGCCATCGACCTTCGGCAAGATCAAGGCGATCACCGGCAACGCCAGGATGTACGAGGTTCTGGGGGCGGGCAGCGCACGCGGGGCTCTGTTGGAGTACCCGGTGCACTATTCCAGCTACGCCACGGCGATCGCAGCCAGCGCGAAGTCGATCTACTTCGGCAACTGGTATTTCATGGGGCTGCGCGAGAGTCCGGCGCTCAGTTTTATCAGGGATCCATACACGACTGACGGAATAATTTACCTTAAATATTCCTTCCGCTGTGTATACGGGATCCTAATCGCAGGGGCGATTGGGTACGGCTTGCACCCGACCGGGTAAGGCTGTCAACGGATTAGAAATTTGATGAATTACAATCCCCTGCCTGTGAGGATGAAGGCGATGGAGGCGATTGCAGCAGACGAGCTGCAGTGCCAACCAGAACCAATCCCCACGGGCAGGGGAGCGGATATCGGTGAAGAGTTCGAGACGACGTGGATCCGGTGCAAGCATTTGGAATGGGAATTGAAGGCTGAGAGGATTTATGTGAATAAACAACCCGCAGATATGACTCCGATCAGGGACGTGCTGGTCTTCACGCCGGTATATAGGCTGGAGGCGGAGACGGTGCAGGCGGTGCTGGCGCTGGAATGGGATGGGCCGCTGAGCTGGCTGTTTCAGCGGGATAACCCTTACGGCGACAGCAGGCCGAAGGGGAACCAGCTGCACCAGTACCAACGCGGGCGGGAGGCCTTCCTGCGGGGGAGTTACGATGCGATGCTGGTGATCGAGAGCGATATCATCCCGCCGAAGGATGCGCTGAAGCGGCTGGCGGGGCTGGGGGCGGACTGCGGGTACGGTGTCTATCAGTTCCGCAGGTCGAGGATCATCAACATTTTCGAGCTGTACCCGACGGCGGAGGTGCACAACGTGGGGGAGAGCCTGAGCATCAAGCCGCACCTGATCGCGCGGGCGCTGCGGGATGGGAAGATCCCATGCAGCGGGGGGGGCTTGGGGATCTGCCTGATCCGGAGGCGGGTGCTGGAGAAGATCGAGTTCCGGCTGCCGGACGGGGAGGGGGGCGGGTTCTGCGACTCGCTTTTCACGGATGACGTGCTGCACAATGGCTTTACCAGCCTGGCAGATATGCGGGCGGTGTGCGGGCATAAGGATACGGACGGGGTGATCTACTGGCCGGAGTATGCGGTGAAGCCGGATGCAGATTATGTAAGTCCGCCGGCGTTCCCGCCGGGGTATGTGGTGAAGCAGCTGGATTGGAGAACGAAGTAAGGTCAAAACCTTTAACCACCAAGACACCAAGAACACCAAGAAGAGCAAGATCAAAATAAGGGAAAACCTTAAGAGCAAGAAAAAGGAGTAAAGAAAATGGCACAGGCGACGAGTGGACAGATTACGGTGGCAGCGGCGGGCACGGAGGTGCAGGGGCCGGATATCAATGCGCAGGGATTTTTTATCAAGGCGAAGTCGGTGAACACGGGGCTGGGGTACGTGGGGAACGACGGGGCGGGAGCAGTTTCGAGCACGACCGGGTTCAGCCTTTCGGCGGGGGATACGATCTATTGGGAGGGTGGGAACCTGAGATCGCTGTGGTTCGACGCGGCGGTGAACGGGGAAGGGTTCTGCTGGCTGGCGGTGAATCCGTGGGGGGTGTAGGGTGAGCAGGGTCGCGAAGCTGGCGGCGGTGGTGATGGGGGGAAGAAGAAGATTTGCCGATAATTTTAATCGCGGTGACGGCGCAATTGGCAATGAATGGGTTGGTCCTACCTGGACAATCAGCAGCAACGCGGCGGTCAACACGCCGACCGCGGCAGCCGAAGATTTATCGAACGGGAACATGGAGACTGGCGACCCGCCGACAGGTTGGAATGCGGTAAATACTGGAACAAGAGATGGCGTGGCAGATGAACGCACGGGGGGCAGCGGGGCACAATCGTTATCGATTATCAATGGCGCAGCCAGTCAAGGAGGGGCGTGTCAGAACCTAGATTCCGCAATAGGCACTTGGATAAGGGTGACTGGATGGGGAAGGAAAGTGACCAGTAATGCCTATTTAGAATTAAGAAAAGTCTCTGGAGCAGGTCTTGTACAGAGAGTGGGAGCGATTACCTCGACTTCGTGGACTCTTTTTGCAGAAC